GGGCTTATTTCCAATCACCACTGGCTTGGTCTCAGGTGGTGCGGCTTGTACCCTTGCTTGCAGTTCACGATTCTGCCTTTGCAGTTCTCGGTTCGTCTTACGCAACTCTTTTACCCATTCAGGTGCTGGAGTATGTTCTTCGGGAGGTGGCGCTTCCTCACCAATGCTGACAACAACTTCTTCGGTATCTTCTGGTTCAACTTCATCAACGGGTTCGTTGATTTCGATTTCTTCTTCTACTACCTCGATGTCATTGTCTTCAATTACTGCCTTTTGATTCATCTTTGACCCCATTCAACTCACCCACTTTAAACGGCTGGGTGGTAACCGTTATTTTAATTGTCGCTTGTTTTTTACTGATTCGCAACAGGTTGCACAATCTGCCCTTGCAAAATTTCTTGCACTGCCTGGGCATTTGTCATCGCCATGCCCTGTGCTGTCTCTTCAACCTTGCCCAAAGTCTCTAAAGTTTGAGCACGTTTAAGTTCTGCGCTTGCCACGGTTTCAACAGTATCAGCTCTGGCTTTGGCCGCTTTTGCCATTTCATTTTCGGCTGCGGCTTGCAAATACATTGCGTTCGGGTCTTGAGGCTTGCCTTGCATTTCTGCCATGAGTTCTTCGGCCTCTTGGTCTGTTGGCTGAACAACGCCCATCCGCAGTAACTTCTTGCGGAAATAAGCATTTGCATCCCCAACGCCCTCGCCTTCCATGTTCATCATCGCCATTGCAGTCAGCACTTGGGCTGTCTCAGGGTCTTGGGTGATCTGGAGCATCCCTGTCAAAGCCCTGACGGTAGCCGCACGTTTGCTGCTACTGGATGGGCCAACATCGGCAACCACATCAAATGTGGCACTAGACAGGTCATTTGCCATCACCACAGCACCAGTTTTGGTGTCAATGGTGGGTTGCATCAACTCGACCATTCCGGCCTCACCAGTAGCGGCAATGGTTTTCATCTTGCGCTTGTCTTCGGTGTAGATTTCCTTTGCCATGCCAAGCCAAATCTCACCGCATCGCTTCATTCCCTTGGCAAAGTTGCTCATGTAGATGAATGTCTGCATATCCACACGGGTTTGAATCAACTCAACTGCTTTGCCTGATACGCCTGAAATCATCTTGTCAGCCCCTTGTGGGTTGCCCAAAATGTCTTGCATATCTTGTTCGGTGATCTGCAAAAGTGCCGCCATTGCAGGTGGAATTTGTGCTGACTTTGTGTAAGCCACAGGGCCAGAGATTTGTGTGCCGCCATCAGCACCAGTGACAGGGTTAATCAGCAGATAAGGGTAATCTCGCAGGTTATCCTCTGCCCACATCACTTGATGCCCAGCAACTTGCTCGGGAGTCATGATGGGCTTTTCGATACTGGACAAGGCTGAAATCTCGCCCAGCTTGGACAGTTGCATATTCTTCAGGCGTTGGGCATCTTTAGCCAAGCGCACAGCACCCATGCAACGCTCGATGTTATCCACAAACCACCGCTTGCCGTACACCACCACAATGGGGATGTTTTTGCCTGCAATGTAGCCTGCATCTTCCAGCACTTTGCCGCCAGACATGATGTATTTGCGAACACGCATCCGCTTGATGCGCTTTTGACGAACTTCCCTTGTGCCGACCGCCATCAGGGTTTCTTCTAGGGTCTCATCGTCTGCAAAGTCTTGGGCTGTATAGCGTTCCTCAGTGCCATCAATGGCTTCAAATATGCGGATTACCTCGGTTTTTTCTTCGACCTTGTAGTACTCAGCCACAAACACAACATCAGGCGTTGCCCAATCAAACTCATACTGGTGAATGATCTTAGGCCAATCAGTTGGGTCATCGTTGTAGATTTCTTTGTAGCTTTCACGGGTCATGCTGTTGACCACAAAAGCATATTTGGCATCTGACTTGTCTTGCCGCTTGGCGTTCAGGTCAAAGAACACGCTTGAGTCTGCATCAAAGATTGGCTCAAACCTGATGCGCTGGCGCTCGTTCTCTGGGTCTTCTTCGTCTTCGTAGACTGTCCTTAACCGCCATGCACCAATGCCACCGCCAACAGCTTCCTCAAAAGCATTGTCGTAAGCCTCATCAGCCACAGATGCTTGTTCATCAGCACGATAAAGGCCATCACAGACTTCTGCCAACTTGTCGTTTTCAGTACCGTCTTTGCTCACATAGTCAACGGTGATGCGATTATTGCGATATTCGTTAACAATGCGAATGACAGCCAACATGATTTTGTTGACTTCAAACTTGGGTTTGTTTTCGTACTGATCCCACAATGGGCCTTCCCACTGAGAACCGCACAACGAGTAAAAACGCCTGTCTTGCAAGCATTGCAAACGCTCATCCCGCAGCGCAGTTTGTATATCATTGAACTGCCGTAGTGCTTCAGCGTGTAAATTTGCAAGGCGTTGGTCGTTGGGTGTTCGTGCCATATTTGTCCTTTTGGGGCGATTATCTACCAGCGTTTGACATTGGGCAATGGTGTAAATATAGCCGATTTTGTGACCGCTGACCGCCTAATGCCCTCACACGCATATCGCAAAGCATCAATTACGTGATTCTTTTTGTCTTCAAGCTGGGGCAGAATTCGCCCTGTCAGTGGGTCTGATTTATAACTGTACAAGCTCAACTCGTCAATAGTATGAATACAGCGAGGGTGAACCACGATGTCGTAGTTCTTCAAAAACTCGATGCCTTCTTCGACCGACTTTGGCCCTTTGACCGCAGTCATGATCTTTGGAAAACCGTTGCGCTTCATGTGGCTGATTGTTTCCGGCCTGGCTGAGTCTGCCACGATAGGCCACTTCTCAGCCTCTGGCACTTGCATGAATAACTCAGGGGTGTTGATAATCTCACAGCCCACCATGTAGGCTTCATAATCAATGTACAGGGTGCGTCCAATTATGTGGCAGCGCACCAAAACTGTTGGGTCTACTGAGAAACCCCAATCCGCACCAAGGCGGTGAATGGCATCTGGCGGTGCTTCAAAGTCTTCAATTTTCCAGTTCTTGAATACCTTGCTGTTGCTGTTTTGGAGATATTGACCCATCCAAACGTGCTGATATTTGTCAGGGTCTCTGCGCTTGTCGTATTCCATTTCGTCTTTTAAGACTTGTGGAAACCACGGGTTATCGCCAAAGTTGACCTTGATTACTGCTGAATCCTTTGGCGGCTCTGGCCCACGCAATAGAAAATCCACAGGATCAGACTGCTGCCTTGGATTCCATGTAAACCATAACTCGCTGTTTGGCTTGCGGATTGTTGGCCTCAGTAAGTCCAAGCTGGTTTGACTCAGACTTTGGGCTTCCTCAACCCAAGCGCAGTCATAGCCTTCTAGCGATTTAATCGAGTCGGCTGTGTGATTCTGCATACCTTGGAAAATAATCGCACCATCTCCCTTTTTGGACTTGATGACCGAATCTTGGACTTCAAAGTAAGCCCCTGCGTTCATGGCCTCGATCTTGGTTTCCAGTAGCCGCTTGACAGATTGGTTCAGGGATTTCTGGATTTCACGCACACAAACGCTTCTGCGCTTTTGGTCAATGATGTGCATTTCAATCATCAACTCGGCAAACATATGGGATTTGCCAGAGCCTCGACCACCCCAAGCGCCTTTGTAGCGTTTGCCTTCTAACAAGGGCAGCGCCCACTGTGGTGTCTCAATTTGCAAAGTTGTCATTTAACAACAACACGCTCAATGCGCTGAATGAAAGGGCTGGCAGGATCACCAGACAATTCAAGTTTGTCACCATAGCGTTTGGGGGCTAATTTAGACAGTAGCCACTTGCGGGTATCAACCTGAAGTCTTTGCTTTTGAACCGCCATCCAATCTTTCTTGCCATCGTTCGTAGTGCCAACATCTTGGTCAGCAATCTGCATGGTTTCATGGGCGATTCGCTCAATCAGGTCTTCTCTGGCTCGTGCGTATCTCTCCGCTAGTTTAGGGTCAGCATCCAGCCATCGCATGAAAGTGCTATTCGCTACTCCTGCCTTTTGACACGCTTTAAAGCAACTAAGGCCATCGGTTGACATTCCATCTAAAACGATTTGGCTTAGTTTGTCCTTGTCTTCTGGTTTG